TGCAAAACATCCGCTCTCCAGCGGCGTACTTTTTTAGGATGTCTTCGCCATCACTCACGCTCGCCTCCCAGCTTGTTAAGCATTGCCACCATCTCAGGCGTAGTGGGTACGCCCGTCGCGGCGCCAGATAGCATCAAAGCAAATGCGCGGTAGTTGATGCCGTCAAGGTGGCTGTCATATTGCTCCGGCGCAATGGCGCGGCGGGCGTCCTTGACGCTTTCCATCACGATTGCGACTTCGTACGCCGTCAGGGTGCGGTTGAGCTTCAAAGTCGCCAGCGCCGCAGCTCGTTCAAAGCTCGCTTCGATGCCGCCGTAGTTGACGCCGCGATCATCGATGAGTGCGGCTGCTTCATTCAGGATTGCCTTGGGGTTCATGGCGTGGGCTCCAATCTTGAACGAGTGAGCTTTTCAATTCGAACGCGACGAGCCTCTTCCTTCGCACGCTCCTCGGCCCACCAAGCTTGCGCGGCTATCCGGGCGGCGTCTTCTGTCGCTGCGGCGAACACCATGGGCAGTCGAACGCAGGACTTCTTTCGGGGCTCGTAGAAAAAGGCCAGAGCCTGCTCGCCTTCCGGCGCAGTTTCACTGAAAAACGTGTGAATGATAGGCGTCATCACTTAACTCCAATCAATTGATTGTAAACTTCAACCTCGCTGTTGCCCCAGAACATATCGCCGTTCAGCTTGATGCCTGCCCAGCGTTCGCTGGTTTCGCCATAGATGCCAACGACATGATCGTCGCAGATAATCGTTTTCGTCCCGTCCTCATTCTCTATTAATGACCACATTTGATGCTCCTCTATCCATTGCAACTATTTCACAAGATCGGACCTATGTAAAGCAATTATTTCATCTTGGGCAGCGATTTTGCCATGCGCGACGATCACTTTGTAACCGCAGCCGATCAGATAATCGCGCCAGCCTTTTTGCTTTTCGCTCAGAACTCCTCCCTTAGCACGCTTCATTTCGACCCAGACGCGCCACTCGGGGATGAAAAGATCAGGCACGCCTGCGGAGACGCCTTCAGCTTTAAGCCTCGCCCCGGCGGCTAATCCTCGCCATCCCCCGTTAGGAGTGGCGAAGATGCGAACGCCAGGGTGCGTCTTGCGGAACCAAGACACGAATTCGCGTTGCTCCAGATGCTCGCTCAAAACGGAAGCTCTAGCATCCATCTGTTGCACTGATCGACTTGCGCCGTGAATTCAATCGGGGGCTCAATTCCGAACTCAATGCACTTTCCATCCGCTCCATAATAGTCGCATGTGTGACAGCATTTCGGCGGGCCTGCGGCGATCCACTTACGCCACTGCTTGAGAAATTCCGGCTCTGGTGGTCGTCTGTTCGTTTGCATTCCAGTTCCTCCTGATTACGCGATGAAATTTGCCGTCTTGTCTGTATTCGATATTGGCCGGCGGGGTGCAGGCGTTCATGTTATCCGCCATCTCATCGATGGAGTTAACATTTAAGCCGCCGTGCTTGATCCCGCCGCGTTCTGCAATCTGATAGAGTGTGCGCGCTGCCTTCTGGCCTGCGTAGCCTTCGTATCCAACAGTTAGATACTCCGTCACTGTCGGGTCGGAAAGGTCGCCGTAATAGGTCACAGCCAGCATATCCTTGCCACTGGTGCGGCTCGTGTGCTTTTGCGCCACCGCCATGAGGTGACGACCATCTCCAAGCCGTCCAGACCCATGATATCTACATCTGACAACCGCCACTGCTTCGGCTCTGGCAGAGGAAAAGGGTTTTCGCAATGCGGGCATACTTTTGCTGTCGGGTGGCAGAGTTCTCCGCAATTGTCGCAGACCTTAACAGGGGCTTCGCCGTCTCCATCGCCTTTCTTTTTCGGCGGGCGCACCGCGGTGATCGGGCCATGTGTTTCGACCACGCCTGCAAAGTCGAGAACGAGACAGTGATCGGTGTGGCTCTTCGGGCGCATACCGCGCCCTGCCATCTGCACGTATAGGCTGGCGCTCATTGTCGGGCGCACCATTGCGATCAGGTCGATGTCAGGATAATCAAACCCGGTCGTTAGCACATTGGCGTTTGTCATCGCCCTGATCTTGCCAGCCTTGAATGCGTCAAGCATTTCTTCGCGCTGGCGCTTGGGCGTTTCGCCAGTCACGCACGCAGCCTCTATCCCTTGTGCCTGCAACGTCTCGCACATATGCTTTGCATGATCGACGCCAGTGCAAAAAAACAGCCATGCCTTGCGATCCTCGGCGCGCGTGATGACCTCGCGCACGACGGCTTCATTCGTCAGCTTGTTATCGACCGCCGCCTGCAATTCACTTTCGATAAACTCGCCACCTCGTTTATGCACGCCGTCAACATTCAGTTTCGCTTTCGTTGTCTTGCTGCGCAGCGGCGCAAGGTATCTTTGAAACACCAATTGTTCGATGCTTATAGGCTCCAGCAAAGCGTCGAACAAGGCAGGCTTGTCGGTGATAAGCCCGTGGCCCAGACGATAAGGCGTAGCGGTGAGGCCTATAACACGCAGGCGCGGATTGATCGCCATAAGATCGACAATCAGCTTGCGATAGCCGCCTTCATCCTTATGCGAAACAAGATGGCACTCGTCGATCAGGATCAGATCGATATGCCCGATCTGGGAAGCGCGCGCCCTGACAGATTGAATGCCTGCGAATGTAATCGGCTCCTCAAGATTTTTGCGTCGAAGGCTGGCGGAAAAGATACCAAGCGGCGCGTTCGGCCAATGCTGGAGCATCTTTTCGGCATTCTGCTCGATCAGTTCTTTGACATGCGTCAGCATCAAAATGCGCGTTTCGGGATAGCCTTGCAAAGCCTCTTTGCAGAGCGAAGCAATGATATGGCTCTTGCCAGAGCCAGTAGGCAAGACGATGCACGGGTTGCCTTTGTTGCCTGCTTCAAACCAAGCGTAAAGCTCGTCAAGCGTGCGTTGTTGATAGTCGCGAAGTTTCACTTTACCACCTCCGCTCCGGGCCACAACTTCTTGATCTCTCGCACCGTGCCATCGGCGCAGCCAGTTGCATTCGCAATGATCTCGCGCGAAGCAAACACGCTTTCGCTGGGATCACCGTTTTCTACGCCAACGCCATTGATCTCATAGAGCATGATCCACTCGCTTGACCCTTCGCCTTGCCACTTCCACGGCACAAGATCGGGATGCAGCGCATGAGCCTCGCAGCCTTTGATCTGATGATCGAAAGGGATTGCGTCCGCGTCCCACCGTTCGCAGCGCCATGTGCTGTCGTCTTTCGCCGTGCTGTGCGCGCAGGTGCGACAGTTGATCTCTTTCGCTAGTTTGCTTTTATGGCAGAAATCATGCGCAGGACAGAAACGGCATTGATACCAAGTCGGATCAGCCGAAAGCGGCGGCGGGATGTTATCGCTAACGGCAAGGCGTTTGCCGCGTGCAATCAATTTGTCGGCGGCTTGCTTATCGTAGCGCACCCGCTCAGTGTACATGCGATCATCGTCTTTGCAGACCGCAACATAGAGCGCACGATCTATATCGAGCCCCGCCATGTACATTTGCATCTGCGCCCAATGCTCAGGCTTGGATTTATAGACGCCTTCTTTCTCCAGAGCATCGAAGCCTTTCTTATTCGTCGTCTTAAACTCAGCGACATGGCGCACTGTCGGCGCTTCAGGCACGCCAGCCTCAATAATGGCGTCGGCGCTGCCAGATACATGCGAGCCGAAATCAACGCGCGCTTGCTGGCTTGAGAACTCCATGCCGATTGATTTCAGGTCGAAGATGATGTTGTTTTCTTCCTGATGGCCGCGACGGAACAAACGCAGGATCCGCCCCGGAAACTTCTGGCGGATCGCCATGCGGAATTGCAACCAAATCCATCGGTCGCACGCATGTCCAAGAATAGACGCGCCCATGTGTGGGCGGGGGCGATCTTCGCGCGCTTCGTGCGCAGCATCGATCAAGACAACGATATCGTTTTTGGCGGGTGGTATCGGGGCCATGTTTGCTCCTCTAAAAAGATGCGGGGCCGAAGCCCCGCACTGGATGTTAGCGAGCCCACGGCGGAGCAGAAGATGCCTTGGCGGCAGGAGCCGGAGCCTTAGCTGATGCTGGCGCTGCTCCTTCCTGCTTGCTGAACGCGGCGACTTGGTTTTTGTCGCCATATTGCTCGTCGCGCTCGACCTTAAGTTTGACCTTGACGTTGGACCCGATCAATTGATCGGTGTCGGCCAACTTGGCGATGCCGACTGATTCCATAAGCGCGCGAAGCTGCTGGCGACCGATTTCCTCCGCCTTCGGGTTTGCGTTCTCGATGTTGAGGTTGCTGAACACAACCCGGCCCTGATGCGTCGGGCCGGTGATGTCATAGCGAACCGCGATACGTCGGGCCGGTGATGTCATAGCGAACCGCGATATAGCGACCTGTGCCGCTCTTGGTTTGCTTGATCTCCGCGCCAGCAATTGCGGCGGTATACCAGCCAGCCGGGAGCGGCTCGAATGAGCCGCCTCCAGAGGGGAGTTCTTCAGTAATAAAAGGGGTTCCTAGCATAGCCATTATTCAGTCTCCTTG